GTGGGGAGAAGCATGAGCCTAATTTTCGAGAACTGGCCGATCGAGCGCCTTGTCTTTTACGCGCGCAACCCGCGCAAGAACGACCACGCGGTCGATAAGGTCGCGGCCGCGATCCGAGAGTTCGGCTTCCGCGTCCCGATCTGCGCCAAGAGCGACGGCACCATCGTTGACGGGCACCTGCGCCTCAAGGCCGCGAAGAAGCTCGGGCTCTCCGAGGTGCCGGTGGTCCTCGCCGACGATATGACCGAGGCGCAGATCAAAGCGTTCCGCCTTAGCGTCAACAAGATGGCCGAGCTGGCCGAGTGGGACACCGAGCTCCTCGCGCTCGAGATCCAAGACCTCGAAGATGTAGGCTTCGACATCGACGTTATCGGTTTCGACGCAAGCGAGCTCGCGTCATTCTCGAATGACCCTTCGAGCGACGTCGACGCGCCAGACGGCTTCGGCGAAGCCGACGAGACCGAGCTCGCGCACACATGCCCTAAATGCGGGTTTGAGTTCGATGGCTGAGTACACGATCCCGAGCGTCGCATCTCTTCGAGAGCAGACGGATCATGGCAACCACAAGTTCGAGGTCGTCTCTCTCTTTGCGGGAGGAGGTGGATCTTCGACCGGCTATCGCATGGCCGGTGGCAAGGTGCTCGCCGTCAATGAGTTCATCCCGGAAGCGGTGAAAACCTACAGCGCGAACTGGCCGACGACGAAGATCCTACCCGGCGATATTCGCAAGCTATCGGGGCAAGAGATCCTCGATCTGGTAGGCAAGAAGCAAGGCGAGCTCGACATTCTCGACGGCTCCCCTCCCTGCTCCGCTTTTTCGACCGCCGGGAGCCGAGATAAGGGCTGGGGCAAGTCGAAGAAATACTCCGACGCATCGCAAGAGAACGTCGAGGATCTTTTCTTCGAGTACATCCGGATCCTGCGAGATCTAATGCCAAAGGCGTTCATCGCCGAGAACGTCAGCGGCTTGGCGAAGGGCGTCGCGAAGGGATACCTGAACCAAATCCTCCGAGATCTCCGAGCGTCGGGATACCACGTCGAGTGCAAGGTTTTAGATGCTCAATGGCTCGGCGTCCCACAGAAGCGATCGAGGACGATCTTCGTCGGGATCCGCCAAGATCTCTGGAAGGCTGAGATGGCGAGAAATCTGCATCCAAAGCCAACAGATAGCAGGCCGACGCTCGGGCAAGCGTTGTCCGATCTCCTCCTGAACGATGAAGACAGAGCCGATACGAATATGGAGAAGTATGCCGTCTATAAACAGCTCAAACTCCTAAAGCCCGGAGAGCAGAGCAAGAAATACTTCAACCTAATCAAATCAAGGCGGGACAGTGTCGCCAATTGTATCACGGCAACGTGCGGCAATATCGGAGCGGCGAAGGTCTGTCACTGGGACAATCGAGGCTTTACGGTCGCCGAGGTAAAGCGGATCATGTCCGTGCCCGACGACTACGTTCTGACAGGTACATACCAGCAGAAAGTCGAGCGGCTCGGCAGGATGGTTGCGCCCTTTATGATGAAGGCCGTCGCCGAAAATCTACTAAGTCTGGGGGTGCTTCGTGAAAGTTCCAGCTGAAGGCGAGTGGTCATTCGACGCAGACGGCGTCGCAGATGCGTTTGACAGTCACGTTCGGGAGCAACTTCCGTGGTATGATCTTGCGACCGATGCGCTCCTTCACATCGCGCGTCACTACATCCCGGAGAACGGTTTAGTCTATGACATCGGAGCATCGACCGGAAACGTCGGTCGCGCGATCAAAGACATCCTCGACGATCGAGGCGCAAGGCTCGTCGCGATCGAGAAGTCAGAGCAGATGTCCGATCGGTACACTGGTCCGGGCGAGCTTATCACCGCAGATGCGATCGACTTCGACTTCGAGCCGTTCGACTTCGCCGTCAGCTTTCTCGCGACTATCTTTATGCCCGTCAGCAAGCGCAGAGCTCTCGTCGATAAGCTGCTCAAGCGACTAAACGACGGCGGCGCGATCGTGATGGTCGAACGCATGGAAGCGGGCGCGGGCTATATCTCGACGATCAACGCAAGGCTGACATTGGCAAACAAACTAAAGGCCGGAGCGCTGCCATCTGATATTGTCGCGAAGGAGCTAAGTCTCAGCGGCGTTCAAAGGCCTATGTCGAGACACGAGATGCCAAAGCAAGCAGTCGAGTTCTTCAGGCTAGGGGACTTCGCAGGATGGATAATCGAGAAATGAAACCGCCTCGCAAGAAGACCGGACCGAAAGGCCCGTCGAAGCCGATGACCGAAAAGGAGCTGACCCAGCTCATTTCGATGATCCGGATCCACTGCACCCGCGACGAAATCTGCTCAATTCTGGGCATGTCCGACACCACGCTCAACCGCCGGATCGCCGAGCAAGGGATCCCGGGCGTCGAAAATTTTGAAGCCCTCTATCAAAAGCACGCAGCCACCGGGAAGGCGTCGCTTCGCCGGATGCAGTGGAAGTCGGCCGAGGACGGCAACGTCACGGCGCAGATCTGGCTCGGCAAGCAGATGCTCGGGCAGACCGATCAGGTGAAGCAGCAAGTCGAATTGACTGCGCGCGTCGAGACGGTGGACTATACTAAGCTCTCAACCGAGGCCCTCCTCGAACTTTCAAACGCGATGATAGATGCAGCTCCCGAGGATAACGACAGCGGATCGTGACCTGATCGACGCCGAGCTCTGCCGTCGGTCCGTGCTTCACTTTGCGCGGACCTTCTGGCCGGTGCTCGAGCCCGGGCGCAGGCTTGTGACCGGCTGGCCGATCGAGGCGATCGCCGAGCACCTCGAGGCCGTCACGCGCGGCGAGATCCAGAAGCTCCTGATCACCGTCCCGCCGGGCTCGATGAAGTCGCTTCTCACGCGCGCCTTCTGGCCGACGTGGAGCTGGATCTCGAACCCATCGCTCCGGTATATCGGCGCGTCCTATGCCGAGGCTCTGGCCGCGCGAGACAACCGCCGGGCAAAGATGATCGTCGAGAGCGACCGCTATCGCCGCCTCTTTCCGCAGGTGCAGCTCTCGAGCGATCAGGCGCAGAAGGTGAACTTTGCCAACACCGAGACCGGCTCGATGATGGCGACATCGGTCAAGGGCCGAGCCACCGGCGAGCGCGGTGACGTCTTCGTGATCGACGATCCGCACAACGTCCTCGAGGCCGAGAGCGAGGCGATCCGGGGCGAGACGCTGCAATGGTTCCGCGAGGTCGTCCCGAGCCGCGTCAACGATCTCGATCGCAGCGCCTTCGTCTGCATCATGCAGCGCGTGCATCACGAGGACGTGGCCGCAGCGGCGATCGAGCAGGGTTACGAGCACCTCCTGATCCCGATGCACTATGACAGCACCCGGGCGCGCACGACCTCGATCGGCTGGACGGATCCGCGCCGAGACGAGGGCGAGCTGATGTGGCCGGAGCGGTTCTCGCAGCGAGCGGTGGACGATCTCGTCAAGACGCTCGGACCTTATGCGTCCTCGGCCCAGCTCGAGCAGCGACCGACGCCGCGCGAGGGCGGGCTTTTCAAGGCGGATCGGATCCAGAAGATCGCGGCCGTGCCGGACGAGGAGATCGTCTGGTGCCGGGCGTGGGACTTGGCCGCGACCGACGGAGGCGGCGCATATACCGCAGGCGTGCTCGTCGGGTGGCGTGTCGAGGCGCAGCGGGTCATCATCGCCGACGTCAAGCGCGCTCGCCTCGGCCCGGAGGGCGTGCGAAAGCTGGTCGCGGATACGGCAGATTTCGACGGCGTGGCCGTGCCTCTCTCGATCCCGCAGGATCCCGGACAGGCGGGCAAGGCGCAGGCGCGGGACTTCACGGTTCGCCTCGCAGGCTATCGGGTGCGGATCGAGCCGCAGAGCGGATCCAAGGAAACGCGCGCCGAACCGCTCGCCGCGCAGGTTGAAGCCGGGAACGTCGATATCGTCGAGGGAGATTGGAACCGAGACTTCATCGAGGAGCTTCGACATTTCCCCAAGGGCGTGTATAAGGATCAGGCAGACGCTGCGAGCTCGGGCTTTAATGCCGTCGCGCCGAAGCGGCAGAAGAAGTCCGGTCTGTTCGCGATCGGGGATCATGTGGGCAACAAGGCGAGGCCGGTCTGATGGCAAAAGCACCAACGAAGGCAACGGCGACGCGCGAGCTTGGAGCGGCCGGGAACTATGGGCGGGACGATCAGCTCCGCCCGGACGAGTTCCTGCCAAAGCTCCGGGGGCTAAACGCGACCCGGACATTCCGCGAGATGAAGGACAACGACCCGATCATCGGGGCGATCCTGATGGCGTTCGAGATGCTCCTCCGCGCGGCAGAGTTCCGCGTCGATGCGGCGAACGACAGCCCGGAGGCCGAGGAGGCCAAGACCTTCGTCGAGCAATGCTTCGAGGACATGGAGGGCACGACGGACGACTTCCTCGCCGAGGTGCTGACGTTCCTGCCCTTCGGCTTCTCGGTCTTCGAGGTGGTCTATAAGATCCGGTCCGGCCGCAACACCGAGGATCCGGCGCGATACTCGCAGTTCAGCGACGGCCGCTATGGGATCCGCAAGCTCGCGCCGCGCGCCCAGTGGACGATCGACCGGTTCCTGACCGACGAGAACGGCACGATCACCGGCGTGCGCCAAAGCGCGCTCTCGCTCAAGCTCGGCTCGGTGGACATCCCGGCGTCGAAGATGCTGCACTTCCGCACCTCGACCGTGAACAACGATCCCAGCGGCCGCTCGCTTCTCCGCAACGCCTTCACATCCTACCACTACGCCTCGCACATCCAGATTATCGAGGCGATCGCCGTCGAGCGGGAGATGAACGGCATCCCGATCGGCAAGATCCCGTCGGAATACCTCGGCGAGGCCGCGACCTCGGCGCAGCAAGGCTTCACCAACGCCTTCAAGAAGATCCTCCGCGACGTCAAGTTTAACGACCAAGGCTTCGTGCTCATCCCGTCCGACGTTTACGAGAACGACGACGGAACAAAGACCTCGATCCCGATGGTCGAGTTCGACCTAATCAGCGCCAAGGGAACGCGCTCGATCCCGACCGGCGAAGTGATCCTCCGGCATCAAGAGAACATCGCCCGATCGGTCCTTGCCGACTTCCTGATGCTCGGCAGCGGCAAGACCGGATCCTTCGCCCTTTCCAAGAGCAAGACGGACCTATTCCTGACGGCCGCGAGCGGGTTCACCGAGGCGATCGCCGCCGTTCTGAACCGGCAGCTCTTGCCTCGGCTCTGGGAGATCAACGGCTTCGACCCGGATCTTATGCCCAAGATCGGCTTTGGCGAGATCGCGCCGGTTGATCTGGCCGAGCTCGGCGCGTTCGTGCGCGACATCGCAGGCGCAGGGATGCAGATCTTCCCGGACGACGACACCGAGAACACGCTCCGGCGCGCCGCAGGCTTCCCGGAGAAGAGCATGGACCCGGATCTTCTCGGGTCAACAACCCAACCACTTGACGAGGGAGTTCCCGAATGAGGTTTCAAGTCTACCCGCGCGGCATCTGGATGACGCTCGATGACTTCACCGTGCAAGCGATCGAGACCTCGATGTCCGGCGCGACGATGATCGTGCACGCG